GCCTGCTGTGCCTGCGGCGACATGTCCGAGGGATCGAGCCCTGCGGCGCTGTCGATCAGGGCCTTGAGCGTGCGCAGACCAATCTCCTTGGCCTCGGGCATGCCGGATGCGCCCAGCTTGTCGCCATCGACGAAGACCTTGTCCCAGAACTTGCGGCGGTCGTAGGGTCCACCAATGACAGTGAACTCCAGATCCATCCACTTGGCCTTGGTTTCGCGCGCGGCCTTGAACCAGTTGCCTGCGCCATACTCGGGCAGGGAGATCTCGCCCGGCTTGATCGACATGATGGCGCGGACGATAGAGCCAGCCGGGATGAGGTCGAACTCACGCTGCTCGCCAGCGGGAACGGAATTGAGGTTAAGCATCGTCAGATCCTTTAGCTAGTGGTTTGGGTGGCGGGGTCAACGAAGGTCAAAGGCCGTGCGGCTTGCGGCACTCCTGACCCCATTTTTGCGATGAGCTTTCCGAGATGAGGTTCTTCCAGCACATCTAGTCTGCCGCTTCTGTCCTTAGCGGGGTAGCCCCACTGATTGAGTGTTTGGCACACGAATGCCCTGTAGGGGCCTTCGTCGCCTGCCATGACCGCCATCGTGATGACCTCGTCAACGATGCCGGGGAGTTCGCGGCCAGTCTTGCTGCCCTCGATCTGCAAGTCGTATTGCTTGCGGCCATACTCGTCAACACTCTCGTCGAGGATGCCAACGAAGATCACGTTCTTCGAGCGGATGTGCTGAAGATGCGTCAGCCACGCCATCATCTCACGCCCGTGCATGCCGTAGACTGCGCGGGTGTCCACCTTGCCAGTGCGGTCGCTGCGATTGTCAGGTTGCTGCGCGCACCAAGTGAAGCAGAGGCGACCAGCCACAGTGATGGAGTCGATGAAGAGCGAATCATACTTGTTCATCATCTGCTCGGGGTCGCCGTAGAGTTGGCAGACGTAATCGTAGTGGGCCTTGGAATAGGCCTGATCTTCAGAGAGCGACGGGTTGAAACCGCCTAGGAAGCAGGCGAAGTCGCGACACTCGATCCATGTGCGCGGGCGAATGACGTCCACCGGCCATCCTTCGATGGCTGCGTCGCCAGCTTCCAAGTCCATGAAGAGGGTGGTGTCGCTGTCGAGCGTGCGGGCGAGAGTTGTCTTGCCCACACCGCTTTTGCCGCAGACCACGATCTTGTGGCCGCGACGTTCTGCCATGCGCTCTTCGGCAGAGATGATCTTCATTGCCATGTCATTCCTCCTTAATATCGACGCTGAACGAGCCAACGCGCGTCGTACGGGCAGGCTCTAGGACGCGCCGGATATGAGGCGGCGCCATGGTGTATTTGCGCTCATCGACTGCGAGCGTCATCTTGGCATAGTGCTGGGCATCCTCTTCGCTCATCTCGTTGAGCGCCTTCATCAGGATGCCTTGGTCCCACTCGACCTTCTTGGTGACGACCGCCTTGATCTCCTGATTGCCCTCAGGGATGTAGACAGTGCCGAAGTCCTTGCCTGTCGTGGCCAAGATGTCCTTAGCCTTCGTCAGATAGGCTTCCTCAAGCTCTGTGTCGATGCGGTCGATGTCCTTCTTGAGAGTAGCGATGTGCGACTTCAACACCTTACGCTGCTCGAACAGATCAAGCATCTTGCTCATGTTGTGGCTCCTCGTTGCTAGTGCCCATTACATGGAATAACTTGCGAGAAACGTCAAGAGGTTTTTTTGACCACGTTGATCTCGATGCCGAGGACAGCCTGCATGAGCTTCTTTTTTAGTTTGAACTCAGGGGTTTCGACGCCCTTCGCGTCCTCGACGATGGGCTCCCATGTGCCGTCCTGCTTCTCGCGCTCGTAGGAGAAGTCTGCGACATAGGTGCAGATGAGGACGCCGTTGACCGCCAGCTTGTAACGCGGCTGTAGCTGTAGGCTACGAACAACTCCTGCTCGTTCGAGAGACTTCAAGTATCCATAGCGTTCGGACTCGAACTTGGAGGCGAAGCGGATGCCATCGACGGTTGTCGGCTTCGCGCCGTATTTGTGCCTTGACCTAACTGTTATGGGATTATATGTTCGCGGCATGTCTACTACATGTGAGGAACCAGCATGAAAACCAAGTTTAAGTCCGTGGGTCTGGAGATGCAAGCCTACGAGAAGCTCAAGGAGCTTGCGGAGCTTGATCGCCGCAGCATCGGGCGAGAGCTTGCTCTCATAGTGGACACTGTGCATGCGGAGCGGATGACCAAGAAGCCTGTCCGCGCCCGCGTTGGCCTTGCAGCCGTCACCGATTAAGCAGGGCTGCGCTTCCTAGACCGCCGAGAAGAGAGGCTGCGATGGCAGGGTTTTCTGTGGCCCTCTGTCGCAGCGACTTTTCTATGGCAGACTGTCTGATACCTTCAATCGGAGACAGCGGCCTGCGAGGTGTCTGCGCCATGGGCTGGGCGGGCTCAAACATGTTCGCGAAAGAGAAAGCATCAGGTGGCTGAACTCGCGGCACGCTGCGTTCATCTGGTCCGAAAGACTCAACCACCGGGCGAGCCGCAGACTGCCTAGCAACGCGAGCACCAACATCCAGATTTTGAACCGCGCGACGCGCTTTCTCTGCCATTTTCGCGGCATCAACACCTTGCTCAGCAGCAACTTCATTCATCATTGAAATGATGGCTTCGCCTCTGCCTTCTGGCGATGCCTCAAGTTGCCTGCGCAGCTTGATGTAACGCCGAACGGTTTCTGGGTCGCTGAACATGCGAGACAGGAAGCGGAATCGACCCATTTGAAGCAGCGTGTTCACAGGATGACTGAAGATGCGGGAAGTAATCCCAGCAGCGGCGATGCTGCCCTCTTTCGACAAATCTGAAAGAGTTGCGAGGTCGTCAGCGAACTGCCTAAGGCCACTGAACGTGTCTTCCCCAAGGATGCGCTTCAACACGCCGGGCTTGTAAGAGTCCACGACTTCTTTCAGCGAGTTCGCGTTAGCTTTGTTCGAGAAAACATCAACTGTCACAGACTGAAGGATGTCATCCAGAACATATGCTCGGATTTTTTCTTTGATCTCTGGAGTATCTTGGAATGACCGCAAGATACGCACAGTCTCAGAGTCTGTCGTGCTGGGCGATACGATTTTGCGCGCAGCATCCTCAGGCGTCAGAACGCCAGCATCTATATCACGAGCTACCTTAGCCGAGAGCGCCTCGTCCAAGTTGACCTGTGCCTCGTTAAGGCGCGTAAGCGTTGTCACTATGTCAGCGCCGGGATCTTGCGCGATGACTTGATCGAGGATCTCTCGATCAATTTTACGCTGTCCGTTGAACGAGACGGCGCGTGCAAGCCGCTGTACGCGATCCCAGTCTTCCCCAAACAGTTCCTTGCCAGTTCCTTTCAGCTTTTTGATCTGCCTGTAGAATGTGCTGCCGTCAAACTTGTTCGGGTTGTTGAAATCAACGTCAGAGGCTTCAAGCGCATCATCAAGGTAACGCTTGGCAAGCATGTCTCTGATGACCTCAGGGTTGTCGGTAGAATTGAGCACAACCCTCAATCGCTCCGGGGAATCTGGCTTGATGACTTTCTCGAAGAACCTATCAACGAAACGCTGAGGTTCTTTCTCTAGCTCTTTCAGCGAACGAATGATGTTCATCTTCTGAAGTTCATCAAACCGCTTCATGCCCTGACGGAAGTCATCATGCGCCTTGTAGAGCATTTCTGATGCTTTGGACATGAGCATGCGCTCACGACCAAGAAGGCCGGGGATGTTGTCGAGGATGTTGGTCTCGCCCAACATGGCGTCAACAATTTCTCGAAGTTTTGTGACTTCTTTGCCGCCCTTCGTGCTCATGCCTGTGTTGAAGTAGGCGTTATCTGTCAGGAACTTGCGAAGGTTCACCAAGTTCTCGAACGAGGCCATTTTGCCGAAGTCTTCGACGATGCTGTAGGCCTGATCGACAACAGGGTCCAAAAGGTTTCTGGAGCCAGCGCGCTCAAGGATGTCCTTCAGCTTTGAGTTCAGTGCGCCAGTGTCAAACAGTTTGACAGTGCCGCCCTCTTTCATGATCTGCCTGCCGTTGCGCAAAGTAACAGGGACTTCAACTTTTTTGAGTGTCTCAGTCACCATGGCGTACTTGTCGCGTGTGATTTTGTCGAAGTTATCGAACGCAATCCTGATCTCATCCAAGACTGCACGATTAAGGTCTACGCCTTCCTCAGCGCCCTGCCGAAGAACCTTTACACTGTCTGTGATCGCTTCCAGCGCGTCTTTGCTGTTTTGATCCCTGATGACCCGCAGTTTGTTCAATTGACCCGGAGCCAAGAACTGTATGGCCTCTGAAAGCTCTCCGAGAGGATCAGCGCCAACGCTTTCCAGAAAGTCTGCTTTGCGCGCGAGAGCAGTCGAAGTGTTGTTCTGTATTCTGGCTGTGTTTTTGCTGACGTTTTCCAGAAACTTTTGCTGGAACGCGATGAACTGAGGGGCCCCTGCAAGTTCAAGCGAAGGAGTAAACCCGCGCCCCAGAAGCCCTTCAGCGCGAGCCAACTGCTCTTCAGTTGTGTCGATGCTAGGGCGACCAAGTCGGCTGGCAGCGCCTGTTGCTGAACGCGCAGCGCCACGCCCAATCGCGAAAATAGCGCCACCAACAAGGTCTGCGCCAGCGCCGATAGCACCCTCTATGGCCACATCTTTTGCGACCTCACCAAGAGTTTGCGTCTGAACGCCAAGCAGTGTTTCAATGCCCTCTTCAACGGCTTGCGCGCCAGCGCCGCCAAGGCCTGCGCCAGCAGCCGATCCAAGCAAGCCCAGCGGAGCACCTAAAACGCCACCAACAACGGAGCCTGCGATTTCAGGGATAGACCCGGTAATGTCAGCTACATCGCCAAAGGAGAAGCCCTCGTCTTCTATGACAATGTTTTTTTCGCTAGGGGCCATGCCTCGCTCTTCTTGGCCTTTCGGCGTCAAGGCAAGCCGCCCACCCGCGTCTCTTGTGTAGCCGCCTGCGCCAACGATGCTTTTGAGAATGGACTCCTTGTCGGACTCCGTCTCCCCAAAAGAGATCAGCGCACGCAGACTTGAGTCTGCGCCAGTCTTGTAATCAAAGGCGTCCCTGTCGATACCCTGACGTTCATCAACTAGTTCTTTCAGGCTCTTGCCTTTGTTCAGAGTGGAGAAGGCCAGAGATCCGACAAGATCAGATACACTTTGATCGTCAGCGTTTGATCTGATAGCGCGAATGGCTTCGAGCTTTTGACGGTCAGTGAACGCACCTGAACGGATGCCGCGCAGCAGGGTCAGCTTTGTTCTGTCGTCCATCACTCCATCCCCAGTGCTCGAAGGCCCTCTGCAAGCTCAGCTTGATCTTCTTCACTCATGTCACCAGACTCAAGGAAGTCTCCGATGTTGCGACCAGTATAACGGTTAAGGTTATTAAGAGCTTGCTTAATATCAGCTTCAGCGCCAAGCACGATGTCATTGAAAAGCTCTTCGACCTTTTGCGCCAAAACACGAGGATCGGTTGTCGCAGTAATAGTTCCAACAATCCTTGCGACACGCTCGCGGTCGCCATCTGAGATTGTTTTGCCAGCTTCGCCAAGGATTTCTGGAGCATTTTTTGCTTGGAGCTTTTCCAAGATCATTTTGATGCGATCAGTTTCTGTCAGGCCTTCACCAAATTGAATTCCAAAAGCTGAGGCTAAAGAGTCGACCGCATCGACGCTGTACCTGAAAATGTTTTGTCCTTCGACCAAAACGCCAAGTTCAGCAAAGCGTTCTCTTGCTTTCTGATTGTCGCGAGCCATGCGGGCAAGAGCCTCATACTGCTGTTGACCGTCTCCAGAAATTATGGCCCTCCCATTAGGGTTTGTGTTTGGATTGGGATCAAACACACGAACTTTTAGGATGTCGTCTTCTGCCCCTTCAAACAGAGGAACGTCCCTACCGGCGGTCAAGTAGAACTCTTTTGCCTCTGGAGCCTTCATGGCTTCATTTACGATGGAAGACCACGTCGAGCCGGGCAGGATGTCGTACTTGCTCGTGAAGTCCTTGTTCTCTTGGAGCCTGCTAAGTTCAATGGCGTTAAGAGCCTGCAAGCTGCCTTTATCGACGTTCGCAAGAAATCCGCTTACGCCATCGCTTTTCGGCACGATGTAGTAGCTGCTGCGATCCATCGCGGCTTTGCGCATTTCTTCACGTTTCGCCGTATCCGCCGCGCGCATCTTGAGGGCATACTCACCAGCCGCGAGAGCATTTGCGCGAGTTTCTTTCTTCGCAGCCTCTAGGGCTGGCAGAGCCTTCTCGCCAGCCTCGCCAATCGAGCGCAGGATGTTGCCCACGTTGAAGCCGCTGCCTGCACGGTTCTGCATGAGCGCAAGGCCAAATGCCATGAGCGCGGCGCTCTTGTCAGGCTTGCCGCTGATGTCGATGCCAGTCGCCGCAGCGAACTCTTTCTTGTAGGCGTCGATGTCGCGGACCTCGGGGAGATCTTTCCCAGCGGCCTCCATCGCAGCTTCGATGGCATCCATAAACGCAGTCTGAGGATCAAACGTAGGCGCTGCTCGCGCGGCTTCAGGAGGTTCTTCCTCTCTTGCAGAAGGCGGCGCAAACCCACCGCCAGCTTTGGGCATACCAACGCCACCAGCCCTTCCAGATGGCCTTTGAGAACTGGTCAGAGCCGCTAGCATTCTCGCGACTTCTGGAGCAAGAACAGGAGCACCTTCAGGCCCCTCAACCGCAAAGATGTCAATTTCTGGAGACATCCCTGCTATCCGAGCGGCTTCTTCTTCGGCGGTAAGAGGGACTACCTCTGGCTCTGGACGCGGACCGCCTCTCCCTCCTCCAAGTGGTCTAGCTGGGGCTCTTGCGGTCAAGACATCTTCAAGCACACTGCGGAGTTCACGCCCGCTTGGAGGAGGCAGGGTGCCTCCTCTGGGAATCAATGTCGTCTCAGGGCCTTCCGCCGCGAACAGGCCCCCACTAGTGACCGCAGCCCTTCTCGCTCGCTCTAGGGGGTCTTCGGTTTGCAGTTCGTAAGGGACGATGTTGACGTTAGGCGTCCCCTGCCCGCGCAACATCGGAATCGGCGCAGGCCTAGCCCCCGGCCTACCAACCGCACCTAGTCCACCCATCATGCTGCGCGTCAGTAGTGTCCGATCAACCATGTTCGTTCCTCACTGTTGCCCGTAGACGCCCTGAAGCGCGGTGTAGGCA